ATCTTGCCAATTTACTGCCGCAATAAGTACAGCGTCACCAGTAGATTTATTGCACTGTTGTGCTATATTCACAAGATAAAGGAAAAATAAAATGAGAATAATATATGAAACAAGTGATGGTGGAGTGGCAGTTATTGTTCCTGCACCTGAGTATTTATTAACTCACACTATGGAAGAACTAGCTGCTAAAGATGTACCAGCAGGAGCTAACTACGAAATAGTAGAGGATAGTGTAGTACCATCAGATAGAGCATTTAGAGGTGCATGGACATGGGCATAACAGTAGATATAACTAAAGCTAAAGTCATTACTAAAGATAGACTTCGTGAAGAACGAAAGCCTTTACTTGAAGCACAAGATATTCTGTTTATGCAAGCACAAGAAGCTGGCACATCAACTACAGCTATAGTCACAGAGAAACAAAGACTACGAGATATTACTAATCAGGTGGATAGCATGACAACACTAGACGAGCTTAAAGGAGCAAGTGTGTAATGAGTTCAATAGTCCTTACAGGAGATACAAGCGGAACTGTTACTGTATCAGCACCAGCAGTAGCTGGAACAAATACTATTACTATACCTGCTACTACTGGTACTTTAGTTTCTCTTGCCACTTGGACTTTATCAGAATCAAGTGGGAATTTAATATTCTCTGTAAGCGGAACTGCAAAAGCAAAACTAGATACTAGTGGCAACCTCACTGTAGTAGGTGATGTAACAGCATTTGGAACAATTTAATGGCATTACCATCATCAGGTGCAATTAGTTTAAGTAACATACAAACAGAGTTTGGGGGAACTAATCCCATAGGTTTGTCTGAATATTATAGTAAAGGTAATGCACCAGCTAGTGGTGAGATTCAACTAGCAGCAGATTTCTATGGAACTTCTAATACAGTTGATTTAGACTTAACTTTACAAGGTGGCAATGTAGGTAGAGCAAACGGAACTTTTACTGGTGTTTCTATAGGTACAGCAAACGCTAATCGTATGGTGATAATACAGGGTACTTATACTGGTAGCGGTACTTATGATCCTCCAACATTAATAACTTTGAATGGTACTGCAATGACACTTTTACGGGGTTTTGGTAACCTATTTATAGCTTATTTGAAAGTGCCAACAGGTACTACAGCAACTATAGTTATTGGTGGCGGTGATAATGTAACTTTTACTCAACAAATTATTACTCTTAATACAGTAAATACAGGGGCTAATCAAACTTCTATACAAAATGGTACGGCAGCCCCTAGTGGTGGTACTGGAACTCTCACTATGACTACAAACCCCGTAGCTACTGATGGTGTATTTATTTGGGTAGGCAATGGAGTAACCCAAGTAGCTAGTATAAGTGCTTTAACTAGTAACTCAAGCGGTGCAACAATTACACAGTCAAGTATCACTGTAGGAAATAGGGGTTCGGTCATGGCATATAGTGAGTGTACTACAACAGATTCAAGAAATGCACAAATTAGTGTAGTTAATTCCGATACAAGTGGTAAAATAAACTCATTTGTGTATAGTGTATTTGCATTCTTTAAGGCAAATTAAATAAGGAAAAATAAAATGAGTTTTAGTCAACAAAGTGTATATATTAATGCTGAATCAGGTTTAGTCGTCATGGAGTCTGAAGTAGAACAAAGTGATACTTTTAATCCAAGAATACCTACAGATAGGCTTTGTTCTATTAACTGGTGTACAGAGGGTAGTATTACAGTTTATGCAAAAGACATGACACTTGTTGATACTTATGGTGTTGCTGAACGAATGATGATAACTAATCCAAGTCATTTAAGTTTAGGTCGTTGTCTTTTGATTTGTGTTTCTGAAACAGCTAAGTATTATTGTTTACATAATAACAACTCACAAGAAATTTATTATAATGGAGATGTTATACAACTGTCAGCTAATGAAGAAAGAACTTTTACTGGTAATAACGGACATTTTATATTTTGTAGTTTAGGTTCATTAACTAACCTTGATAAATTTGCAATGACAACAATTAACTCTGATAGTTATACTGTTACAGCAGGAACTGAGGGAGCTATTATTACTGTATTCTATGACAGTACAGACGATTAAAGGATACTTATGTCTAACATGACAGATTACGAAGCAGGACAGTTGGTAGCAGTAGTTACTCAGCTTAATAATGAAATAAGTGAAATGAATAAAATTTGTGGTGAACTGTCTAACCGAGTAAATGAATTAGAAAAACAAATGGCTAAAGGAAAGGGAATGTTTGCTGGAGCTATATTTATAGCAATGGGATTAGGTGGTATTGGTAGCACTTTATTCTCTAAATGGTTTAATTAGGATACAAAATATGACTTACTTAGATATAGTTAATAACATTTTAAAACGATTAAGAGAGCGTACTGTATCAACAGTCAACGAATCTTCTTACTCTAGTTTGATAGCTGTAATTGTTAATGATGCAAAAGAATCAGTAGAAAATGCTTGGAACTGGAGTGCATTAAGAACTACATTAAGTGCTACTACAACCAGTGGTATTTTTAACTATGAACTAAATGGTTCTTTAAATGCCTTAACAGTATTAGATGCAACAAATGTAACAGATAACTTTTTCTTAGATTACAAAGCAGCACACGATTTTAATAAATTCTTTTTAAGTAATGATGTAGCAACAGGCTCACCTTATTACTATTCGTTTAACGGAGTTAGTGCTGATGGTGATACACAAGTAGACCTATATCCTATACCAGACAAAGCATACACAATTAGATTTAACTGTGTACTTAGGTCAGACGATTTAGTAAATGATGCTGATACATTAACTGTACCAACTAAACCAGTAGAGCTATTAGCCTATGCAATGGCAGTAGAGGAGCGTGGTGAAGATGGTGGTATCAACCCTGTTAGTGCTTATGCTAGAGCTACTAATGCTTTACAAGATGCAGTAACTTTAGATGGTAACAAACACCCAGAGGAGTTAGTGTGGTATGAAAGCTAGAACAATTTTAGTACCTGCTGTAACTACTAGCTCTGCTACTTATTATACAGTACCAGCAAATACAAGAGCAAAGTTAGTAATGTTTCATGCAGCTAACACAGCAAGTTCTGGTGCAACAGTAGCTAACGCAAGTGTTAAAGTTGGAAGTACAGTAACACCTATATTTAAAACATTGTCTATAGCTTTTAGTAGTGTATTTAATGCAGGATTTACTGACACATCTTATATAATGCTAGAAGCAGGTACATTGATTGTTGCACATTCAGATAATGTAAACACTTCATTAATCTTTACAGTTGAAGAAGTACCATTTATTGTGAGTACAAACTAATAGGGCAAAAGAATTAGTAACAGCACAGTTAGTAGCACCAGCTTTTTTAGGTTTAAATACTCAAGACTCTAGTGTATCTAACGACCCTACCTTTGCACTAGAAGCTAACAACTGTGTTATTGATGAGTTTGGTAGACTAGGTGCAAGACAAGGTTGGTTTTATCGTACAACAGGTAGTGATGGTATTAACTTATTAGGTATGCACCCTTTTTTAGATGTAACTGGAGCTAACACTTTAATATCTTGGAACGCTAGTACATTTAAAAAAGGTTTTACATCTCTTAGTACAATAACATTAACTAGCACTGATACTATTAATGCTGGTAACTGGGCTTCAGCTACACTAAATGACAGAGCTTATTTTTTCCAAGCTGGTTTTAAACCAATCTATTATACTAATGAATCTACAAATGACGAGTTTAAAACTATAGAAAGTCACGCTGATAAAACAGGAACAGCACCACTAGCTAACATAGTAATGAGTGCTTTTGGTAGATTGTTTGCAGCAGATACTAGCACTAACAAAACTACTGTATTCTTTTCTGATTTGTTAGATGGTGTTGCATGGGGTAGTGGTAGTGCTGGTAGTATTAACATATCAGGTGTACTACCAAAAGGTTCAGATGTTATTACAGGGCTTGGTAGTCACAATGGTCAACTAATTATATTTTGTAAAAACCACATTATAATTTACAAAGACAATGATAGTTTTCAAGGCAGTTTTGATGTCAACACTTTAAGTCTAGTAGAAGTATTAGAAGGTGTAGGTTGTATAGCAAGAGATTCAATACAGAACACAGGTGAAGATATTTTATTTTTATCTGCTACAGGATTAAGAAGTTTAGGTAGAACAATACAAGAAAAGTCAGCCAAGTTAAATGACATATCTAAAAACATTAGGGATTCTTTTGTAGATTTAGTAGGTAAAGAAACAAATCTTGGTTTGGTTAAATCAGTTTATTTTCCTGAACAAGCATTTTATTTAATCTTTTTACCTACTGCTGGTACTGCTTATGTATTTGATACTCGTAGACAACTAGAA